GTATTATGGTTGTAGTAAGCCTCTCTACTTGGACCATTCCCAAGTATAGCAGCAATCATCGTTTTTCGTATGGGGATCTGTCGTGTGCTATTTGCAGAGCGAGTTGTTGAATGTCTGCGATAAGGGCATCAATTTTATTGATGTCTTGATCTTGCTTCGGAGTGTCGTATTTCATACGACGCAAGTTTACACTTTTTTCATACATCACACTAACTACATCACACATTTCTGAAATTTTATGAAGCATAATTTCCTCCTATCAAAACTGGCATCGGTGGACAGAATCGAACTGCCATCTGAGGTTTTGGAGACCCACGTGTTACCATTACACCACACCGAATCAGGTGGTAGGTTATTCTGTTATGAGGAAACCTACCGAAACTCCACTAATCAAACTGTAACTGTTTTCTGAATAAGATATTCAGAATTTTGTTATGTTTCCATTCTTCTAGTGCTTTCTTATAACACCATGTTTGATATAAAGTCATAACACTTCTCCAATTAAGGTTAAGTGCGTTCCTTCGCATTGTGCTACTTCCGTCCTAAAAGGATGAACGATAAGTTGGTAGGTTATTCTGTTACGAGGAAACCTACCGAAACCCTAGTCAGCTATCAAGCTGCCAATGCGTAAGTGCTTTCGTTTGCATTTACAATTTGCTATCGTCTCGTCGTGCCTTCATGAACCTGTCGAACCTGTTCACCCCCATCATAAGCACACTAAAGTCCAAGATATTTAATTCTTTTCTTTTCTTGTTTTTCAACAAAATTCCGATACCACTTAAATCTTAAAAAGAACTTTTCTATCATAGATCCCTCAGTGTGTTTATGGTGGAGGTGGTGGGAATCGCACCCACGTCCAGAAACCCTCCAACAAGAGTCATCAACTCAAGCATTATATTTATTATACAACAAAAACTATTGCAAGACAACAAAAAGTTTTTTTGTAATTGTTCAAATAATACATCTGGATTCTCATAACAGACAATCCTCATATACATTGAAAAGACAGTTGGTGGTTGTGGTTCTTCTTGAACAGGTTCTGCGAATGCAACTCCAGCAAACAGCAATAGGGCAATTAGATATTTTTCCATTTCCTATAATCCTCTCGCAATGAGATGAATCCTTTTATGTAGTCATCTCGCCTTTGGATAAAGAGCAGAGGATCTTCGTCATCAACAGCCATTAAAATGACCAGACGAGAAATTGGAATTTTAGTTAACTCTTCAAATGCTACTGCGTAAGCAGAGCACTGCATGAAATAATCATCAATTTCATCCACGCTCTTTTTGCGTCTTGATGTTTTGAAGTCTATGATAGACAACTTCCCATCAAACTCTGCTATGCAGTCAACAGTTCCTGCCACTTCTAGGTGATGTGAAAATAATGGCTGTTCTAAGCAGTGTATATTATCTATGCGATCCAAGAGTGGCGTGAACGATTGCCACATACTTTGATCAAACATATCGATTTCGATTTGTTGGTTGTTGAGGTAGTCTTCACATAGATTGTGAATTCTGGTTCCTCGTCTTGCTGCTCGTCCTGAGATTTCATTGGCGACTTTTTCGCCAACTCTTTTTCGCCATTCCATGATGGCTTGTTTTTTGTGTAATCCTGTAACCGTTGTGACGGATGGATAGGCTCCACCATTCGGTGTTTGATAAACTCTTGTACCGTCCGCAGAGGTGATCCGTTCCAACTTGGGAAATTCATGTTCTATGTGCCTAAAATGTTTCATGCTCCCATTATACAACAGGAGCATGATTTTGTCAAGTTAAATTGTAGAAACTTGCAGTTAGTCTTCTAGTAGTTTTGCAAAGGTTGCTGGACCAGCAATACCGTCTGCAGTGAGACCATTTGCTGCTTGCCATTCTTTAAGTGCACGCTCAGTTCCTGGACCAAAGTCTCCATCAGCACCAATGCCTAATGCTTCCTGCATCAGTTTAACACCTTCACCTTTACAACCTTTACGTAGCACACCGATATCGTCTAGGATATCTTCAACACTACCGTCATCGTCACCTAGATCTTCTGCGTCCATACCAAGTACTTCCATGGCATGCTTGTAACGCTTCTGACGATCTTCAAGACCGATATTGCCACCGTTGATTTTCTTGGTCATCTTTACAACATTGTCTGTGTCAGCAATGTCATTGAGATTATTTGCATCCCAGAACCAGCAAGCTGATTCAATAGCACCTGATGGAGTCGCAACATACTCTGCTGCTTCTTCAGCTGTCATATCAATAGAAGCACCAAATCGTGTATAGTTATCACGACCAGTCAATTGCTTCAGACCACGTCCACGAAAACGCCAGCCATCTCCCTCTTCAGTATTACCCATCTTATACTTACGATACTCATCGTTGTATACACGATTGGCAATCATCTCTGGATTACGAGCATACTCGTCTGCGTCAGCTTTTGGTGGTTCACCAAAGTAACGACCAAATACTGCACGAAGTGCTTTGGCTGAGTAGTTTAGATTTTCTTCAAGTCGCTTAAAGCCACCTGACTCGTGAGCACATTGTGACAAGAAGTGTGCCACTCTACGCTCAGTAGTAATTCCGTATTTTGGTAGTAGTTCACATAAAGCATCATACCAATCATCTGCATCAGCAGTGATTATTTCCTGTAGATGTTCCTTTGTGAAATCAAATTCAAAACTCATTATTGTTCCTCTCTATCTTCAAACTCTAATTTTGCTAGTATGTACTCCTTCACCAGATCGGATCGAACAATGTCCTCTGCCTCAAATTCTACTTTTGTGAAAGATGTCATATATTTAGCAACATCAAGAAACTTTAGAATGCCAGACTTGTCGTTCTGTTTTCTTAAATCTGTTTGGCGATAGTCACCACACCAAATAATTTTAGAACGATATCCAACACGTGTCATCACTGTATCAATTTCTTCAAAGTTCATATTCTGCATTTCATCGACAATAATAATAGCATCGTCAAATGTAGTGCCTCGAATAAAAGATGTAGAAATGAATTCAATGTGTCCCTGTTTTTCAAGATTATCCCATGCATCCTTACGCTCGAATAGAGTGTTACAAATCTGTTGATATGGTTGCTGGAATACAGCCAATTTCTCTCCGACATCTCCTGGAAGGTGACCAATGTCTCGAGATTGGACTGCAGATCTTACTACTAAAATTTTATTAAAGGGAGTTGATTTGTCTAAGACTTCTTCAAGTGCTTTGTAGATCGCAATGAAAGTCTTGCCTGTGCCTGCAACACCGTGCAGTGCTATGAAGTTATCTCCACGATTGTATGCATCGTAGAATTTTTGTTGATTTGCAGTTAGTGCTGCAAAAGTTTTTAGTCCGTCTATCCTTATTCTGTTTGATACTCTTGGTTTGCGTTGTAGTTCATTACCAGATCCATTGTCCACCACTTTCAAAGCAGTTTTTCTTGACATGTAATCTCCTGATTAAAGTTGGGTTGATGATTTGTCCAACTGACTTCCTGGAGTCCTCTCATGAATTTTTTGCAATACTTCCTTGAACCCACTATCTGTGACTGACTTAGTCCCTACACCACGAAAGTTTACTCTCGGTGCACCTGTAAGAAATTGTTGATGGGTGGGATTATCTTGCTTATATTGATCAAGTTCTGAAATACGCATATCGACTTCGAATTCTTCTCCAGTCTCAGTATTTCTAAAATTATATGTTGGCATTTGTACTCCTCTCAGTTGTACTTAGGTATTTATCCACGCTGGGATTTCTCGCTTCTTCCAAGACCACATACGTTTCTTGTCACCACGATAGTAATTGTGATAAGATTCAAGACTGTTATCAGGAACCTTATACTCGTCTGGCATAGCAGGTGGTGGAGCAACCCATCCATTGTGTGGAATATTTTTTGGCATCTTGGTTCGTAGTTTTTCCATTAAACCTGAACGCTCGACAACATGATGTTTGCCATATCGATAAGTGTATTCTTTACACAACTCAGTCAGCAGATCAGCGAGCCATTGATAATGTTCATCTGACTCTCTGATCCACTGGGCTGAAGGATGATTCATATGTGTGGCTTTATACATTAGTCGTTCATCATTGTCGTGCATTAGTTTCCACGCTTGCTGTTTACGACCAGTCTTACTGTATGCTACATATTTCTCACCATCAAGAACACGATGTGCGGTTGATAGAAGTTGAGCATATTCCAAGATCATCTTCACCACATGTTTGTCAACATGCATCTCCGCACAAGTTTTTACATCTTCATCAAGATAAAAGATATTCATAATATAAACCTCGCAACTATTGCCTTACTATTATACTACACTGGGAACAATAAGGCAACATGATCCTCGATGGCTTGCAATACATCATTGATCTCTGAATCACGATATAGAATTGCACGACCACCTGCTTCACGAAATGGTTCTACGCATCCTGGACGATCATCAATCAACAGAGACTTATGTTCAGCAAACTTTGCTTTCTCTTTTTTCTCTGTGACAGTGTTCAGTTTCAGATAACCCCATCCCTGCTTCTCCAGCCACATCTGTTTCTGTGAAGCAACAATCTTTCCCAGTTCAGGATCTTTCGTTCCCACACTGGTAAGAATTTCGATATCGGTAATCCCAATGAAGTCAACAACATTGTCGATTAGTTTTCGAGCATTGGGCATCTGATCCAGCTTGTAGAAAACAGCCTCCTCCATCACAGCCTTACGAAAACGCTCGTGATGTGGAAGTTCTGGATAGTAATCTTTGATCCAAGAATCAAAGTCAGCAATTACGCCATCCATATCGAGATAAATCATTTTACATTATCCTTAGATAAATTGTTTCAGTTCAGGTTCGCTAAAGGTTGAAGGTTTCATAATCTTACCAGTCTCAGGATTCTTAATTGGAAGTCCAGTCTTCGCATCAAACTTAGAGAAGTTACTGCGTGTGACTTCTTTCCATGCTCCTTCAATATCCCAACCACGAGATAAAGCATAACCGATAATAACCCAAATCATATCAGCACATGCGTCCAGCTGTTCAACATCATCACCATCAATAAAAGCAGACATAAATTCGCCATACTCTTCATTGATTAGTTTTGCATACAGATTGCGTTGGTCTGGATTATCAGTGTCGGTAGTTTGACCAACTGCTTCAAGCCAACGCTTCACGTCTTCCATCGGAAGTGCATTCTTTTTAATCATCATTCCAAATCTTTCCTGCCAGTGATTCCTCTACGCCAGAGCCAGCAAGTGCTAGGATTTTATCACAATCCATGTTTGCTGCTGACATCGAGAATTTCAATGTTTCAATTTCATCTTTAATTTCTTTAAGTTGGCTTTCTAATTGACTAGCCTTTTGCATATAAAAAACGAGTGCAGCTTCAACCTCTTCCCATTTGGGTTCTGGTTTTGGAAACAACTCTAGTTGTAGTTCAGAATTCACCGTTATCTTCTCCTGTAATCTTTTTGATCGTTATTTTATCATTGGTAACATCCCAAGATAGAGTATCTCCAATTTGCCAACCCATCTGATCCATTAAATCATCTGGAATTGGTAGTATTAAATCCCCTGTTGCTGGATCTTCTTCAAGTGTCACTGTTATTGTCATTACTTACTCCTGGAAAGGGTATGATTTGTGCACTCATTGGATTGACTCTTTCTTTTAGAGCAGAGTAATCTTCTGGGTACTCGGAATAGTCAGACAGTGCGTGCTCAAGTATATCCATCATATCATCGAGATAATCATATTGAGTACCTAACCAAACAAATCGAGCAAGAATGACTGGGAATAATGTAAGAGGATCTACTCGATTTTCACTACATAGCGACCAGAGCGATTTGTCCACTCTTTCAACTAACTGCTGTAGTTGTTCGTCGGTTAGATCATCAATTCCCATCTTTACGAGCCGATGCTGCCAGACTGCGTGCACGTGACATTGCTAGAATTAACTCTGAACAGAGTGTATCTAACTCATCACGACTAAGAAAAGAGAGAACACCATCGTATTGTGGTTCTGGATCATGAAGTTGATCTTCAATACGTGCTGTCAACTCACTCATCAGATCCTCTGATTTAATAATCCCCAATAGTGACATTCTCTCTTCTCCTTAAAAGTATTTCTTTACCATCTCAACCATATCATCATATTCAGCAATCTGTTTCATTTCAGTTTCAATCGCTTCCATGATATCTGGATGTTCGCCAATACCTGCTGGGTTCGTCAAATAGACTTCCACATTGGCTTTATGTTTTTCAATATGCCCAGTTGCATGAGCCACAAACGCTTCTAAAAGTTTCTCTCGCATTTATGTTTCCTTTTCTTTGTTGTCATTGTTATCATTATACAACGAGTAATCTTATTTGTCAAGCGCATACTCTGTTGTCTCTTGCTCTCTGAGCGAAGCGAAATCTCTACTGAACCTCACTCGGAAAATCCATATAATAATCATTATCCGTACGAGGAATCTCTAAACAAAGCATCCCTTCATTCGTACGATTAACCTGTATCTCTGCTTCATGCATAGCATACATACAATCATCATATGATTCATACACACCCATATCCATATAGTCTAAACCATGAATAGGTGAGTACAACATTACCCAAACTAAAACCCACATATTTTATCCTTCCTGTTTAATCCACACGCACTCATCAATATCCTCTGGAGTAGTGTAGAGTCGTTTACATTGTTCGTAAGGATGATCATACATTCCGAATGCCCATCCTGTTATAAGAGCAAGTGTAAGTATTACAACCAATTCAATCTTGCTTACTTCCATTGATCAACCTTTCCAGCTCAAAAA